CGACGGTGGAGGGTAAAACTGCAGAGCAGTGGAAACTGATTTTTGCTGCAGAGGCATTACAGGCACAGGAAAAGCGCAAGCGCCGAGTTCCCGTCGCGTAGGTGTATCATTTCCTTTTGACAACTAAAAGGGGGTGCGATGAAAAGAGCCATTATCGGTCTGCTGTGCATGTATGCCGCCAGTGCTTTCGCCGGTACCGGTATGCCATGTGAAAAGTTGGAATACGCGAGGCTGAAGGACTCCAGTAAAAGTGAGCTGACAAGCGAATATTGCTCCTCTATGTCCAAGGCGGATTTCAATTCCAGGCTGAAAGATATTTCGAAGGAACTCTTTGAGAAGAGGTTGGCGCTCGGAGTAGATACAGCTGCAGCCCAAAGGGACATGCAAGAGCGCGGCGAAAATCAGGTTTCATGTCTCCGCGCTGCCGAGGATGCAGCCTCGATGCTCAAGAAGAAGTTTAAGACCGTTTCGCCAAAGTGCCCAGCAAGCGCACAGTAAGCAGAACCTTCAACAACAAAACCGCCACGGAGACGTGGCGGTTTTTTTATGGGCGACAACATGGCTCTTGGTAATCTCTCGATCAAGATCGGCGCCGATATTAGCGGCTTCACGTCCAATCTGGATATCGCCTCTCGCGTGGCAGCGGACAAGATGGGTGCCTCCGGCAGCGCGGTCGACGACTTCCGGCTACGGCTGATCCAGGCAGCAGACATGATGAAGCAGGCCGCCCAGTCGATGGGCAGCAATATGGCGGCAGCCAATGATGCGATCGTGGCCAGCTCGGAGAAGTCGGCGGAGGCGATCGAGAATGTCAATGCGGCGGCCGCTAACGTGGATGCAAAGTCGATGGGCGAGAAGATCGCCACAGGGGTAGGCACCGGGGTAGGCGTGGGCATCGTCGCAGCGCAAACTGCGTGGGAGAAGTTCGTCGAGTGGACGAAGATGAAGGCCATCGTCACCGGCGTGGTGGTGGGCGCGATCTTCACAGCGGTCGGCCTGGGCGCCGTTTATGCGGCCTACAAAGTGATCACAGGGTCGATGTCTTTCATCATCGGCCTGCTGACCGGCGACAGCTACAAGAGCGCGAGCATCGATGCACTGATTGCCGCGAACAACCAGGTCAAGGAGATTCAAACTTCTTTGCATCTGACGGCGCAAGAAGCGACGGCTACCAACGCCGCGATCGCAGCGCTTGGCGTCAACAAGTCGGATTACACCTCGGTGTTTAGCAGTGCGACAAGCGCGTTGCACTCAAATACTGACGAGCTGGACCGGCTCGGCGTCAAGTACAAGGACGCGAAGGGCAACATCCTGCCGCTTGCCGAGGTGGTGCAGAACGCCAGCAAGGTTCTTGGCCAATATACCGAAGGGTGGGACCGCAATCAGGCCGCCACCGCCATCGGTCTCGGCAGCGCGGCACAGGTCGCAGCTGCCGCTAAGGTCACGCAAGCAGCGATCGCGCAAGCCGGCGCCAGGCTGGATGATTACAACCTCGGCATTGGTGAGGAAACGCAGGCGGCCGTCGCGCGGTATGAGCAGGCGATGATCGAGTTCAACCGCGAAACGGACCTGACTGCAAGCGGGTTCAAGCGTGCGTGGGCCGATCAGATCATGCCGGTGCTGACCGACCTGGCGGAATACTTCAAGGACGGGTTCCCGTATGCGGTTCGCGCATTCCGGTACTCGATGGCGACCGTCACGTCCATGTTCTATGGACTGAAGACCGTGGTGTACATGGTGGGAGAGTCGGTGGTTGGCACGATCTCGGCCATTGGCTCCGGGCTCGGCGGCTTGGCGCTAGCGGCAGGGCGTGCGCTGGTTGGTGACTTTGCCGGCGCCAAGGACGCGCTGGTGTCGGGCTGGACGGATGCAAAGGCGCGGCTCGGCCAGATCGGCGACGGAATTGTCGAGCAGGCCCGGCACAACGCTGCTGCCATGCGGCAAGCGTGGGCTTTGGATGATCGCGCTGACAGCCCGTCGGGAAAGCCGAAGCACGGTAAGGCATGGGTGGCCAAGCCGAAAGAGGATGACAAGCCTGCCGGGCTGCTCGACGACGTAGCAAAGCGCGTAATGGAGGGGGCGCTCAAGGCGCAAGAGGATTTCATCGCCGACCAGCAAAGTCTGCTGCAGACGAGTGACGAATTTCTCAGGCACTACTACAACCAAGCTGAAATCAGCGCGAAGGACTATTACAGCTCGCATCAGAAGCTCGTTGCCAATAACCTTGAGGCCACGCTGGCTGCGTACGACAAGGAAATCGAGGCGGTCCAGGAGTACATCAGGATCCACAAGACGCAATCCGATAAACAGGCCGATATCGTCGCCGCCGAGAATAAGATCGCCGAGATTCGCACGAAGCGTGACCGTGCCGAGATGCAGACGAATAAGGAGCTTGCCCTTTCCTATCTCGACCTGGTGGCTGAGAAGGCAAGCGTCGCACAGTCTCTGCTGAAAGCCGATGCGGCTGAAAACAAGTCGTACCAGAGCCGGATCAGCGTGCTTGCAGCATGGCGTGATGCGCAGGCTGAGAACGCGATCGAAGGTAACCGCTTGATCGAGGAGGAAGAAAAGCGGCACAACCTGGCGATGGCGCAGATGCAGAACGATCGCAATATGGAGGCACTAAACGCTGTGTCGTCGGCGAGCTCGGACATGTACGACGTGCTGAAAAACGCAGGCAAGGAAAAGACCGCGCTTGCGAAGGGATTCTTCCTTGCTGAAAAAGCCATCGCGGTCGCGGAAATCATCATGAACGCGAATCTGGCCGCGTCAAAAGCTGAGGGTGAATTTGGTCCGTTCGGGATTCCGATGGCGACCTACCTGCTGGCGTCCGGCTACGCGCGCGCGGGCATCGTCGCAGGTACCGCAATTGCGCAGGCATCGGCAGCTGGTGGTTACGACATTCCGGCCGGGGTTAATCCCATCGTCCAGACGCACGCCCAGGAGATGATTTTACCGAAGGCGCAGGCGGATGTGATCCGTTCTCTCGCCTCCTCGCGTAGCGGGGATGGTGGCGGGGAAAAGCTCACCATCATCAACCAGACAACGGGGCGCGTTGATAAGGTAATCGAACAGCGGGTCAGCCCGGGCGAGCGCGCCTTGATCATCCAGGAAGCGGTCAAGGCTACGGCAGGCTCATTGGCGGATCCAAATTCGCATATGAGCAGGTCGCTCAACCGTAACTTGGCAACACAGAGGACTCGCTAATGCCGACATTACCAGACGACTTTGTGCCGGTCGTGGCTAGCTACTCGAACGGTGAGCCGGGTGGCGTGATCCGGACCGAGGTAGCGGGAGGCGCTTCGCGCTATGCGTTGGCCTGGGACCGCGGCAGCCAGCAGTACGGTGTCACGTTGATCCTGGACCCGCTCCAATTTTCGGTCTGGGTCGCGTTCTATCACCACGTTGTCAAAAAAGGTGCGATCGCATTCGACATGCCGCTCGACAGCGGCTTTGGTGTGGAAACACACACCGTGAACATCGTACCGGGTACGTATTCGACCACGCGGACCGAAGGGATTGCGACCGTGGTTGCCTTCTCGGTGGAGGCAGAGAACAAGGTCTACGAAATGTCGGCCACGGACGCCGCCAACATGCTCGATCTTTACAGCATCTACGGCGCCGATTCGAACGTCCTGCTGGCGCGCCTGGCGCGGTTTGCGACGGTCGACACCAACGTACTGGACTTCTAATGAGCCTTGACCTTGAAACGCGGCTGCGGACGTTCCTCGCGTCCGCGCCGCAAACTATCTGGGCGATCGCCACGCTGGAAATCAGCCACTCGGCCATGAGCAAGACCTACCACCTGTGGCGCGAACCCTACGCCGGCCAGACTGTGGCGAACGGCGTGCTGGTCGATATGCAGCCCTGCAACATTGAGATCAAGCTGGCCGGCAATGAAGGCCACCTTGATCAGAAATTCGACATCCGGATCGGCCTGGTCGACATCGAGGACGAGTTCCGCGAGCAGCTGGACCGCATCCCGGTCAACACGACCGAGAAAATCAAGGTCGTGTACCGCGAGTACCTGAGCGATGACCTGGCCACGGCGCAGGCCACCGCCGTGCTGCAGGCCGAGAGCATTTCGTACGCGATCGGCGGGGCGTCCATCAGCGCGGTGTCGCCGCGGTTGAACATGACACGGACCGGCGAGCTATACACGCCGAAGGACGTACCGATGCTGAGAGGCTTCCTCTGATGGATATCAACGCTTACCTGGCGAAGCAGTACGACTCGCCGCCTTGCTGGCAGCTGATTGCAGACGTCTACACTTCCGAGCTGGCCGTACCGGTGACGGACTACAAGACCATCAACAGCTCCATCCGGGCCATCGCAAGCGCCTTCCGCATCGCCCTGCACAAGTCGCCCGAGGGCTTCGCGCAAATCGCTGCGCCGGCGGACTACTGCATCGTCCTGATGGGGAAGTCGCCGGCGTTGGGGCTGCACCATTGTGGCGTGTTCTACCAGGGGCGGGTCCTGCATGGGCTCAGTACCGGCAATCGCTATGAAGAGATGTCGGTCATCCAGGATGCTTATCCGCTAACTGAATTTTGGGCACGTACAGCATGACGCGCATTCGCTTATACGATTCCCCGTTCGCGCCCGTGGCGCCGCAGATCTTCGACGTGCCGAGCCTGGCGGAATGGCTGCTGGACCGCTATGGCGCCACGCCGACGGTAACGGTCCAGATCTTCACGGGCGAGCCATGCGCTGAGACCGAGATCAGCCGGGACGCTGACGCGATCCTCGCCGGCGACTGCCCGGAATACGTGGTCCTGCAGAGCCCGGGCGACCCGATGACGATCGCGATCGCAGCCTTCGTCGTCGCGGCTGTCGTCGCGGTAGCGGCCATCGTGCTGATGCCGAAGCCGGTCATGCCCGGCAATGTCAACCGGACCCAGCAGAGCCCGAACAACGCGCTGGGCAGCCGCGAGAACAAGGCGCGCGTGCTCGAGCGTGTGGAGGACATTTACGGCACGGTGAAGTCGATCCCGTCGCTGATGATGCCGACCTATAACAAGTACATCGAGCACCAGAAGTTCGAGTATGGCTACTACTGCGTTGGCCGCGGTTACTACGACATTGCGAACGTGTGCGACGGGGACACGCTGATCGCCGATATCGACGGCGCGGCGGCGGCTTTTTATGACCCGTTCACATCGCCCAACAGCGGCGCGCCGGTGCTGCAGATCGGTGCCGACATTGTCGATCGAATCGTCAGCGCGAAGCGCGCCATCGAGGTCGACGGGATCACGCTCAAGGCATCCAACCAGGT